TTTTTTCCTCCGAAGCTGGGAAAGACAGTCCCAGTTCTTACTTTGTGCCCAGGGGCATACTGTATGATTCTATCAAAAAAAACAGGAACTGTCACGAACTATGGTATAAGTGACAAATGTTTACCAATACTTTCTGTTGCTTAACAATAGTTGAGTTTTTGCTTATTTTTATTTAAAATCATTTCCGTTGATTTTCGTCATTTTTTTAAATCGTATTCATCTTCGTATTCATTTTCATACTCACCATTGCCCGTATAGTTGAGAAGGCTGCAATTCAGTTCTAATAGTTTACATTGGAGGGTGTCCCCTCCAACTCCCTGACCTCTGGAAAAGGTCTATTTTTTTTTGAAAAAATTAAAAAAACTTCATCAAAACGCTTGACTTTCTCGGTGTACCGTGATATAATATAATCAAGACAAGGAAAGGAGGTGAGGAAGTTGAACAAAGAAGATTGGCTTAGGTTACTTGAAAAGGCGATAGATAATATCCCTGAAACAGTAACTGCTATCGCAAGTCTAGTGACTGCAATAACAGTCGCAAGGCAAAGCAAAAAGCGTAAACCCAAATTCCGGCAAAAGAAAAGGTAAACGCTAAGAGGTGGGGGCGAAAGCCCCTCACACCTCTATTTTATCAAATGAAAAGAGGAAAAGCAATGGTTAGTGCAATAGCTATTTTTATAATTGTAGTTAATGTATATATTTATCTAAAAAATAAAAAGGACAAATAAGTATGAGAAAAGTTATTCAAGAATTATTAGACAGTTCGATTTCTACATCTTCTATTTCGCAAGGTGCTGGAGTTCCTTGGACTACTGTTTCTGACCTCAGAAAAGGAAAAACAAGCATGGACAAAATGGCTCTTCTAACGGCAGAAAAACTTTATGAATTTGCTACAGCTGATAAGCAGTGATTTCGGTCACTGCTTTTTTGTTTTGAATAAACAAAAAAACCGCTAGCGAATGCCAGCGGTCAAGTGTAATTAAATTTTGAAAGCCTTTCTATGCTTTATTTTTATTTAGTAGTGATGAGCCCATCTGGCTCGATGTTAAAGGCTTCTTTATCGGCCATGCGACCATCAGGAAGCAGCATGTAGTATCCGCCATTGTAAGGCACAAATGTGTTCGATTTCATATCGCCATTGACGGCATCCAGGTAATACCATTTTTCGTAGTATTTGACCCAGCCGGTCTGCATAGAGCCGTCGCGATTGAAGTAATACCATTTGCCATTGATTTTCTTCCAAGATGTGGCCATATAGCCATCCTTGTCAAACCAGTACCATTTACCATCAGTGTGCTTCAGCCAGCGTTCAGAATACATGTATCCACGACTGTCGAAGTAGAACCATGATTTGTTCTCTTCGACATACTCGAACTGATCTTTTGGATATGTACCATTAGCACGAACGAACCAGTAACCTGTGTCGTCTTTCTGCCAACCAGTTTTTACTTCTTCAGCAGCTGCAGATGGATTAGTCAAACGATACACATAATAGTAAGGTCGTCCAGCATAAAGCCAAATATCGTCATGATCATTCACTGTGATGCCGTCAAAACGATAGTTACAGTGGATAATGTTATCACTATCCACGAAAATACCAGTATGGCCACCTGCTCCGCTAGAATAGCCACGGCGACCCCAGATAAAGATATCTCCACGTTGAGCGTCCCACGGCTGGTTTTCTGTGATGAGTTCATATCCGTTCTTTTTGAGCCAGTCATGTTCATACTCAGTATTGACCGCCCATCCAGCGGACACGGCTCCAGCGCTCGTCAGAGCGTAGTAGACCGAACTTGAGCAATCGTAAGAGTCGGGACCGTTGCGATCGTCCATACTGTAGGATACTTGACCTTGTCGCGCACGCATCCAAGCGATAGCTGTTTCAATGTTTACTGCCATAATCATTCCCCTTTCCAAACATCGTTCATCTGCTTAACAGTTGACTCGACGAATGTGTCGAGCTCCTTATCAGTCATGCTGATATTGTACTTGTTCAATTCGGCACGGATTTTGTTTCGAGCTTGTTCTAGCTTCTCTTCGCCTTTGTAGCCAGTTTCAGTTGAAACTTGCTCGACAGCGTTGACCGCGTTTTTAGCTAAGATTTCAACAATCTTGACGGTCTTCTCACCGCCTTTTTTAATAAGGTACTCTTTAACAGTTTTGACTGCAATTCCAGCCAAAATGACAAGAATACTAATTGCTGCATTGATGATGATTTCATTAATTTGTTGCATGTTATTTCTCCTTTTCGTCAAAATTGTCTTTCTGGTCAACATTGACTAGTAATTGACCAAGTTTTCTAGCGTTGTCTTTCTTAATTTGGTTGATGTAAGGTTTCAAGAATTCTGGGAATGCCCAACCAATAGCTTCCCAATTCTCAAGTACAGAGCCTAGATAGTTAGCAATAAAGAACATTGTCCAGGTAATTCCCAACGGACGAACACCAAGTGAACGAGCATACATCGCAACCAGTAAGATGACTGTGAATACTACGAAATGACGAATCAATCCCATGGTGCCAATCTTACTGTCAAATCGCTTAGTCTTAAATGCCTTGACATATCCTGTAACGATGTCCAGGATCATTAGCCAGAAGAAGATGTGAATGTATGGACTTGACGAAAGGTTCTTCAGATGTTCGACAAGCTCATGAAATGGTAAGTCTCGCATAAATCCCCTTTCTATTGTGCAACTGGCTCAGTTTCAAGTTCATCACTTGCCTTTGGTGCCTTCGGTGGCTCCCATTTCCAGATGCCTAGCTTGCCGTTTTGTTCAAGGCTTGCAAGTTGCTCGAGCGTCTGTCCTTGATAAGTGAACGCTTCATTCACTTGAATCATGACACGCTTGCCCTCTTGAAATTTCTCGATATGGTTCGGATTTTCAAGTGTGAAAATTTCTTGTGATTGGTAAGTTTTGCCAGTTTGTCCGAGATCTACAAGCTCAAGCCCACGCTTGAAGACAATCGGATTAAGTGGATTTTCTGTATCGGTAACTCGTGCCAATACTGCCCAATCCGCAACGGCTTTGACTTCCGCAATTTTAGCATCTTTCTCAGCTAGCTTGGTTTCGTATTCTTGCGCTTGTGTGTGCAAGTCTTCCTGAAGTTTCTTCACACCTTCAGCTGGGTTTAGCTCGGTAGCCACTTGGCCAAGAACTTCCTTAATCAATTCCTCGTCTGAGTCATTCACACGGTTTCCAATCAAGACACGGTCAAATGCCGTATAAGGTGCTTCTTGGCGAATTGCTACAAACGTACGGTTGCTATCCTGAAGATATTTATTAACTACTTTAAATGTCATATATTATCCTTCCTCCTTTGGTTTATCTAATTCTTCTGCTACTTTGTCAAATAGAGCCTTTAACTCTTCATTTGACTCAATGAGATTTAAAATTTCATTGAGTTTTTTTTGTGTGATTGCATACAGCGCCTTGTAGGTAGCTGCATCACTTGCCTTCAGTCCAATATCATCGCTTAAATTTTGGATGATAAGTTGATTAATTTCTTCCTTCATTTAATTTCTCCAATTTCTGATTAAGTTCTTGAATAGCCTTAATTAAGTAAGGCACGAATGCGTTGTAGTCGATGTGCAAGAAATCATCTTCATTATCAGGATTTCTTGAAATAGCTTGTGGAATAACACGTTCAACTTCTTGAGCGATTAACCCGATTTCTTCATGCTTCTTGTCTTTGATGAAATCAAACTCAACCATATCAATCTTGTTGATAGTATCAAGCGCATTGACCGCTGTTTGAGCAATATTTTCTTTCAATCGTCTGTCGGAGGCCTTATCGATGTAGTATTTCACCGTGCCATCCCCAACCTGGCTCCACCAAACGACGGCATTATGACCGTTCTCGCGAGGGCTTCGACCGGTTCCATAAATTTCGCTTCCAGCTCTCATTTCGATATTTTTGTGAAAATTATTTGAACCATAAAAATTGATTGTGCTTGTGCTTGAAAAAGTAACCACTCTATGAAATACCGCATTGTTTTTGCAATACATTTCTCCTGTACGCAAGACGTACCAAGCATAAGGACCTGATTGCCCCCAATCTGTCCCCCAGTTAACCCAAAGAGCAACTTGCCCCCAAGCTGAACTACCGTTGCTCATACCAACTGCAAATTGATTTTGACCTGTAAGCCAATACGTGTTTGGGTCTTTATCATGAGTACCGATTTGGAATCCACCGATGCGACCTTTAAAACCTTCAAACAAGGTTGCAGATACAACAACTGACCGTAGTTTATTGATAAATGCGGTTTTAGCAGCTAAAGTATCCGTGAATATGTCATTTGATACAAACTTTCGAGCCATAGCTTGGTCCATAAGTACTTTCTCAGCTGTGACAGAGTTGGCCCCTAAAATAGTAGTAGTGACTGAACCAGCTTCAAAATTGACGGTTTTGAGTTTGTCGATCATTGCCGACTTGATGACCGCATTGTCAATTAAGGTCTCGCCTGTGATATGCGTAGCCTTACCAATAATGCGGTTGTTACCGTTAGCACCAACGTTAATACCAGCAATGATATCTCCTGCACTATTTAAAGCCTTAATAGCAAAGCTATCTTTTAGCAAGGACATAGTCACACGGTTATACTCACTGTTATAGTCAGTGCTGTCTACGAATTCGTCAGGAATTATGCGCTTATCTATAACCATTGGTTTATGGATAACGATATTACCAGGACTTGTAAGTGTGAATCTGATAGAGTACTCGTTTAGCTCGCCAGTCCTTGGAATATCCAAGTAACCAGTGAATACCTGATTACCAGTTTTGGTAAGTGTAATCTGAGAGTTGTAGTACATTCCCAAACTTGTTGTATTGTCTAGCAACTGAATCAAAACTCTACCGTCTCGTGGTACCTTGTCAACTGCAATCTCAATGCGATAACCAAGGCTTTCTCCTTGTTTAACAAATTTCTTTGTTAAAGGGAACCGAACTCCCAGCCAGCCAGACATGGAGTCTGTGTAGTTAATCCTAATCCCGTCGTGATCACCCCAGCTAACACGACTCAAGTGGTTATCGCTTGCGACTGATGAGATGTATTTTGGAATTTTAGTCGGAGCGTAAAACAGATTTGTCAGATTACTAAATCTCTTGCCTACTTCGACCTCAAACAATTCTGAGGTCAAGGCCATACGGGCGATGTTTGAAGCAACGTTTGAGTCTGTCCTACCTAAGATGCGTTCATAAATTAGTGAAGTTTCTTTGACTTGCTGAAAATCCAACCTATCTACCTTGTCAGCGATTTGACTAGATAGATTTGTGAATTGGCCGTCAACTGTTTTTTTATACTCTGCTAACTTAGAATTGTTGTCTTTCGTGATAGCTTCAAGTCGTTGACGTGTCCCTTCCGCATCTTCTACATAGGTTCTTTTTGAAATATAGTCACTGGCCAGGACTTCTCTGATTTCTGTCAGTTTATTCTCAGCTTCTTCTCGTGAATAACGTTTTAACTCATCTGATAACTTCTCGCGTTCTTTCTGAGTCGAGGTTTTAAATGCGTTCAAATCTCTGGCATTGTCAGTAGCAATTCTCTTAGCTTCCTCAACGAGATCAGTATTTGCTCCAACTTTTCGTAGAGCTTCCTCTGCTTTATCTTTGGCTTCTTCAAAACCTGATGGGTTGAACTCCTGAAATCGTCTGTTGATTTCGTCAGAAAGTTTTTTCTTGTTTTCTTCAGCTTTGGCTTTGATGGAGTTCACTTCATCTGTGAATTGATTAGCCAATTCTTCTTTTCGCCGTTCAAAAGCAAGGTCAGCATTTTTGATTTCTTTAGCTAGTTTTTCTTCAAAGATTCCATCTAAGTGTTGAGTTTCATTTTTTACTGCATCGCTTACTGCATTACCGATTGCGCTTGCAAGTCCTGACTTGAATTCTCCAAAACCAATACTCTTCAATTTCTTAGCCATTGGAGAGTAGGTATACTTAGTGATTTTCTTCCTTACGTCCAAATCAAATGTTTCATGGTAGATACCTATAACATCAAACATCTGGACAGGGACATCACTCTGACCGACAACATCAATCTCAATGCTATCTTCGAGCATATCACACAAGGTTGTTCTGAAATACTGCTTGCCATATTCTCTAAGGCTCGCTTCATCCTTAACATCCTGGTCGTTCACTTCCACAACGTCTTCATAAATCTGACTGTATTTGTTAATCAGTGGACTATCGACAACCACCTTGTAATGTTTATCGACTGGATTTTCGCCCTCGCCACGGACTGTGGTAATGAAAGTAATTCGAGTCCGTAAGGATTTTGTAGAGGTTTTGTGCTCATAATTTGATAAGTTTTTCTTGTACATAAAAAGCGATTCGTTTTCTGAACCGCCATTTTTTAACAACCGTACCTGGTAACCATGTCTGACTAAATCACCACCCCACAAACCAAGAATAGAGTGTTTATCTTTGGTGAGTGCTTCCATAGCATTCTTACTATCGATATTGAAGGTGTGTCTATCATCGATATCTGAGAAGAATGAGAATGGATTGTCACGAGTGATACTACCAGCGAAACTACTTAAAGCAGTCGAACCAGTCACTCTATCCAAATGCATCGGATTAACAACGTAGTGATTTAACATTGTCATAACTTGGTTAGCATAGACTTGAATATATCCATGCTTTTTCTCAACCTCGAAAATTACAAAATCTTGCTCACCGTGCAGATCGTCAGCGGTCAAGAATGTTTCTTCTCTTAGTCTTTGCCACAAGATATTATTTGTAGGAAACTTGAACGATAATTGATAGGTGCTATTTCCTTCTTGACCGATATCATCATCGTATGCTGCATTAAGAGGTATGTTTCCATCCGTTAAATAAATCATACTTTATACCTCCAATTCGGTTTAATAGTCACCTTACGCACATTACCTGTAAACGTCACACCACTATTACCGACAGGGATTTCAAAGAACCCACCACGCTTTCTGAGAGTGTTTTGAACTGCTCCATTGGCATTAAAGATATTTTGCTTTCCTTGTCTGCAGTCAATCGTAGCCTTACCGATAATTGATAAGTACATACTTTGTTTACCAATAGTCAGTGAGATATCCCCGTTACCCTCGATCTCAATAATAGGCTCTGAATAAACAGTACCGATATTATCAATCGTTCCAGTGCTTGTTAATACGACTGGTTCAATGTTCTTTGGATATCTGAATGGGTGCATCAACAACTTAACGTCTAATGTGTAAGCGTGTGGTCCGTTCCTATGGTAGCTTGCTGAAATATATTCAGCATAAAATAAAGAATCTGGTTGATATCCAAACTCGATTTCATTCTTTCCATCGTGAAATTTTTCAATAATGGTTGAAACATCAATAAGTTTTGGCAGATAGAATGAAATCATGCGTTCATAACTTTTATAAGAACCATCTAACACACGATAACTTCCATTCATTCCATAAATGTCTACAACTTCAGATGTTTTAGGTTCTGCACACTCACTTACCCCAAAATCAGTAACTACGCTGTGAGGAATAGTGGATGTGTTAAAACCATTAATAATAAGGTAATACATTATATTCCCTCCCTTGCATAAATCGCTCCATGGTTTCTATAAGTGGTTAGTGAGATTTTTTCACCGTCCAAGTAAGTGTCTGAAGATTTTTCAAGTATAGCAGTAAGGATTTTTTCTAAACTTGACCTCAGAATCCTCATCTCAGACACAACTTTATCTGTATCTTGCCCATTTTGGACGCTAGTAGTCTGAATTGTGATATTACGTTGTGCTTCTTCCATTTCACGGAGGAACTTCGCATCGCTTGGAATACCGATACCGTTTGCATACTTAGGGATTCCCATGCTACTCATTAAACGCTTAGTCTTATCTGCTCGTAGGACTTTTGAACCTCTAGGAAGTGGTAACAATACATCTCGACCTTCAGGGATGAAACTACGCCCATCTGGGAGCGTGACCATTTCCTTGTAGGTGCTATTCCTTTGGTCATTGACCACTGCAAGTCCGCCTGGGTGGTAATTAGTACCGTGAGCGTGTTTACTTACAAAGATATTGGTAAAGAAACTACCAGCTACACTAGCAAGTAAACTTTTAATGCCTGATAGAGTTCCAGAAGCATTATCTTGTGCGTTGATAGTAACCGTCTTGTCTTGGATACTGTTCACACCAGATTGTACTTCACTTACAGTTCCAGAAGTGCTATTCTTAGCTAGAATATCCACTGGATTATATTGTTTAATCGAATTGATCGCTCCACTTGTTTCTAAACGAACACCTGAAGTTTGGTCAGCTGCAAACAAGTTGATAGGAGCTTCTTGTTTCGGAGAATTCACGCTTACGATTGCACTTCCAACTGCAACCCCCGTATTATCTACTGCATCCAATGACTTAGTTTCAGCTGTAGCAAGGTTCCAAGCTGCCATTTTATCGATTGATAATTGAGTAAAATACAAAGCATCATTTGGATTTACTAACAAATCTTTTGTAAATGGAGTTATTGCGTTCCAATTCTTCAAAGATTCTGTAGATCGAGATACCGCATTCCTGAAGCTCTTATCTGTAGCAAGCAACTCTTTTTGTTTTGGAGTTAATGCTTCATAGTTTGTGAGAGCTTTTGTTGCTTCATCTGCCTTAGTCATGATGTCATTGTTCTTCAGAAGAAGTTCCTTGACTTCAGCTGGCATGCTGTTCCATGTCTTAAGATGGCTTTCACTATCAAAGATAGCTTGTAGCCCAGCTTGGTTCTTGACAATCACTTGTTTCTCTTCAATAGTCATGTCTTTCCATTTGCCTGATTCTACAAGTGCTTCTGCAATGGTCGTATGAGCATTTGAATTGATTTCCGCAGTTTTAGCAATAAACTGCAATTGTTCCCAACCTTCTGCAGATTTAGCCGCTTCTCCGATTACTTCCTTAACATTTGACTTGACTTGGAAATTACCGTTCTTGTCAATATTACCAACTAACAATGACCAAGCATCATTAGCTTCTTTGACTTCCTTGCTCATTTCACTAGTATAGTTTGCAAGGATGCTGTGTGAATTACCAATTTTTTGAGATGCTTCTGCTGCCTTGCGTCCGATTTCTTCATAAGATAAACCGTACTCTTCTAAGGTTTTCTTAGCTTCTTCCCAATAGTTCCAACTTTGACCAGTTCTGGACTTAACTTTTTCATCCAGGTTCTTCATAACTTGATAATACTTACTTCCCAGAGCTTCCATAGTTTGAGTGTGGTTTGCTTCAAGCTCTTGTATTTTCTTGTTATAAGTTTCTTGGTCAATGGCTTTACCGTCTAGCAATTCTTTCCACTCGCCTTTGGATGTTTCATAGAGTTTTTTCTCTTCATCCATAGCTTGTTTTAAAACATCTCTAGTATGTTTTAATTGTGTTTCGTTCAGTGAGCTGATTTTACCATTTAAAGCTTGAAGTGCTGCTGTTTGTTGTTCTTCGGACAAACTCATCATCTTTAACTTAGCTTTAATCATCTCATTCTGATTATTCAGGATGATTTCTTTTTCTTCCTGAGAGAACTTACTAGCATCGCCATTATGACGTTGATAGATTTCATTGATTTGGTTCATCATCGCTGCAGCATTTGAAACAATTTGACCATTTCTTTCTTTAGCTTGAGCAATTTGTTCAGCACTAAGACCCCATTTAGCACCCAACTCTTCCATTCTGTGGTTGCTTTGGTCTGCTGCCGCTTGGATATCTTCATAAAGCTTTTTAAAAGCACCTGAAACTTTTTCAACATCCCCAGCGTGAGTTCCAAAGTTTGCGACTGCTGTGCTTGTTTCATCTACAGTTTTTTGGAAGTTTCTCAACTCTCCTCTAGCAGTATCACTTAATTGAGAGCCAAATTCTTCAGTCCTGATTCTTGCTTTGTCTTTCTCATTTCCAAGATAGACAAGGCCTGCAGTTGCTAAAGCAATAGTACCGATTGTCAACCCTAAAGGATTTGCAAGTAAACTCATAGATGTTCCTAGCAATCCTACAGATGATGAAGCGGATGCCGTAGCAGTTCCAAGCGATGCTGCGCCTGAACTTGCAAGCTGGAATGCAGATGCTAGGTTTCCAGTTGTTTTGAACGCTTGGAAAGTCTTGGCCATTAAGGATATTCCGCCTACTGCTTTACCAGTTCCTTTTGTCAACCAACCTAAAGCTTGAGTTAAATTACCAATAACACCAATACCTTTACCGAATATCGATAAAGCTGGTCCAGCTCCTGCTGCTAAAGCGCCCCATTTTAAAATGTTTCTTTGTTGCTCTTCAGACATTGAACTAAACTGTTTTGCCATTTTAGCCAATGTCTCAATCCAAGGTTTCCCAGCTTTTAGTCCATCTCGTAGTGCCTTTAATAAAGGCCCTCCAAACTCAATAGCTAAGTCAGTAACTTGGTTTTTAAACATCTTTAATTGAGACTCAGTAGTCTCATAACGCTTGTTTGCTTCATTGGTCAATGCAGTATTATCTTTCCAGGCTTGGTTAGATCGTTCGACTGCTGCACTCATCTTGTCGGATGATAAAGCAAGAGATTTAAGCATATTTCCTTGCCTAACACCTGTCATGCCTAACTTCATCAAGATAGCATCCATATTTGCGCCTTTTTCACGGGCTGTATTAAGCCCCTTGATAAAGGCTTGTAAAGCTTCAGCAGGCTTTTCTTTCCAGGCTTTCTGGAAATCTTCTGATGTTGTGCCTGCAACTTTAGCAATTAAGGCTAGATCATCTGCTGAATCCTTGGTAGTCAATGAAACTGCATTACCGATAGCGGTAAGAGTTTGAGTCATAGCAGTACCACCTGCTTCTGCTTCAATCCCTACACTACTCATGGCAGTTGCAAGTCCTAAGATTTCTGGAGCAGTTAGTCCGGCTAGTTTACCACCTGCTGCTAAACGATTAGACATCTCTACGATGTCTTTTTCGGTCGTGGCAAAGTTATTACCAAGGTCAACTACAGATGCACCGAATCGAGAATACTCGTCTGATGTTAAACCTAGAATGTTTGCTATCTTGGCAATGGCTGTCGCAGCATCTTCAGCACTCAAGTTGGTTGATTCTCCCATATCGATCATAGTACGTGAGAATTTAAGGATATCATCGGCCTTAATACCAAGCTGACCTGCTACTTCTGCTACGTTTGCAATTTGAACTGCACTGACTGGCAATTCTTTAGCCATTTGACGAATACCGTCTGATAAGTTTTTATAAGATACTGTGGCAGTTTCATCTACTGTCTTTTTAACTCCTGTAAATGCAGATTCATAGTCGATTGCTGCTTTAGTAATCAAACCTACACTTGCAATTAATGGAGCAGTTAAGCCAGTAGTTAACTTTCCACCAAGCGTTGAAACATTATCCCCAAACGCTTTAATCTTGTCTCCACCCTTAATCAAACCATCTCCTAGCTTGTTTATACGAGTGGCGAAACTATTTTCTTTACCAACAGCAATCAATGCTTGTTCAACACTTCTAAGTTGTCTTTCCATTGCTGCTAACTTAGCATTTTCACGCTCAATATCTGCAGCTGCTTTATCGAACTTAGCAGTGCCTGGTTCGAGTTTATCAAAACTCTTTTTCATTTCATCCAAGACCTTTTTTTGTGATCCAATAGCTTGGCCTAAAGTCTTGTATTTTGTTTGTAGTAAGTCTGTGTTTTTTCCATTATCTTTCAGAGAACTATCTAGCGCCTTTACATTGCTTTGAAAATATTTAACCGCATTTTTAGCACCATTTAGAGTAGGATTGAACTTCGACACGTCCAACCCTAGCTCAATATACATTTGACCTAACGGCGTTCCACCTGCCATTCAAATCCTCCTTTTTAAATCGTTTCTAGAAAGTCAGCAAGATCCATGACTTCCTCAGTTTTATCAGATTCGGTTTGACCAAGAACACCCATTAGGTCCTCCCAGCTCGTATCCATCACATCACGGATACTCATACCGTATGGACCTTCAGTAGCTTGCTTGACAAAACCATAAAACCTTTTCAGCGCTTCACTTGGCTTTATTTTTTCTCCTTTGGGTCAACATCACCAACCAGATGAGAGTAGATGTCTGCAAATACCGCAAAAATATCTGCCATGTCCGTGAATTTCAAAAGCTCTTCCACTTCCAAATCTTCAAACAGTGAGGCGATGAATTCTAATTGTTTGTCTAATTTCTCTACCTCTGACACATCAGATGATAGTGCTTCATTGAGAATCAAGTAGTCACGATAGTCCTTAGTAGTAATTTCTTTACTAGTCTTTTGAACGTCTTGACCCTTTTTGTTTTTAATTAAAAATTTAACCTTAGCCATATACTTTCCTTTCTAGATAAAAGATAAAAAGAGAGCTTGCGCCCTCTTCCTACCCTGCAGCAACCATTTTAAGCTGACCTTTGAATTTCTTGAGTTTTTCTTCCTCTTTACCAATGTACTTGACATAGTAAAGACCATTTGTTTCAGTATCATCGCTTGCGATTGCAGCAAAGCTCAAGCTGTCATCTGGAAGTTCTTCTTGCTTATCTTTAAGCGTTTCAAGTTCCTCAGCATCCATTGAAAACTGACCTTTAAAGAACCCAACTTGTGCCTGAGTCCCATTTGCAGTCTTAGACTCAAGCATAACAGCGCAGTATGGAGCAACTGTATCAGCACCAATGCCAATGATTTCATCTTTGACTTGATGTCCTAGGATTTTAGCGAGTACTGTTGAAGGAATATCAACTGCAGTCAGTTCCATCTTCACATCGCCAACACCACGATTTGATACGTGGTAAGCGACATCGCTACCATAGGTTTTTACTGGATCACTTGCAAGACCTGAAATTTTAGCGGTACGAGTCGCACCTTTACCAGTTTGTCCTTCAATTACAAAAAGGTTTTCTCCTAGTGTCGGATTAGCATTCCCATCCAACACACGAATTGTCATACGTTTAAAACCAACCAATGCCATTTATAGCACCTCTTTCTTTAATTTAGTATTCTTCATATAGAGCACTCTGACCCTTGTAAGTTCGAGCGTCTACATAGCGTTTGATTTCTGGAATCCATTCATCCAAACCACCAGCGGTTTGATAGAATCCCTGGTCTTCCATAATCTTTTCAATTTTTCTTTGGAGTACTTTGCACTCCGTATAGTCAATAGACTCTACATTGACCTGATAGAGAAATGTCTTAGCCAAACTAGTATTACTACCATAAGCCGTCTGCATCGGCGGACCTACTGGTCTAATGACTATACTTGGCTTATTACTTGGTAGCGAGTCCGGACGATTAAAAGATTTGATACTGATTCCAGCTAAAGTCTCATTTTTTTTCAAAGCCTCATAGAGTTCATTGAATTTATCTTTGACCATCTAAAACCCTCCTATCTTCAAATGGCTAGCCACCCTGTATTTGTAGGTCTTAGCATGAGCCTCTGAGAAGCGTCTAATAACACCGAAACCTCTCGGATGTGGATTTTTGGCATATCCAAACTCATTCAAGTGAACCAAGCGCCAACGAGAGCCTTCACCAAAACCAATTTTCACAACAGGAACACCAGCAGCAAGACCAGTCACACGCCCAACAGTAGCACTTTCAATAGTTGCTCCAGTATCTTTGTAGACTTGCAAAGCACCTTTAAACTCTTCTAGAGTCTCATTTGCGACTGCCTTCAAGGCTTGACTCGTAGCACGTTTTACCTTTGTGTCACCAAGACGGGCTTCAAGGTTTCTAAGAACATCGTCAATGCCTCTTAATTCTGCTCCACTAGACATCTTGACCACCACCGATAATGACTATCAAAAAATCCCGATTGTCAAAATCAGGACGAACATCGATAATTTGCCATTTTTCACCACTAAGACGGTTGTCGCTAACTTCGACAAAATGCTCGTTCTTCGGCTGATAATCAGACAAAGGATCACGAATTTTCAGAGTCATCTTAGCTTTCATTGACTTGCCAGTTGCGATTTCAATATCTTTGAAACTAGGAGAGTAAACTTGCCCCATTGTGTAAAAAGCCTTCTCATGACTCACATCACGACCATGAAGCCCCTCCTCGACTTTAGAAGTATAGAAAGTCAAGGGGGTTCTTAGGTCTCCGTTTTGAGCCTCTGGCTTCTTGTAGCGATAGCTAGGGCGATTATACATAGTATGGTGATGTTTCAGTTACTTCTGTAGTTTTTTCTTCCCAATCAACAAAGTCAGGCAGCGCCTCGTTGATTTCATCGAAGCGCTCTTTTGACGCTTCAAATTCTTGACCAACGGAACGAAATACACCTTCTTTGATGTCGTAAAAGCCTTTTAAAACCTTAATCATGTTTTTCCTCCGGTTTGTAATTTTCTAGTGACAATGCCATCAAATCTCCTTGAAAGTTCCCATAAAAAAACTCAACTTGGTCATTATAGGCATATCGAGCACGTTCTAGGATCAGTTCTCTCACTCGTGGATTGGCAGAGTCATTACTACCGACCAGACTGAGGATGGCTGACTCAGAACTTTCCAACATACGGGAGAGGTTATTATCCTCTCCACTGTGAAAAATCCTCATCCGCTCCTTGAAAGATTTAAGGAGTGGGTGAAGTTCTTTTGTCTCCTCCATAGGGCGGCACCTTAGTCTTTACCAAGTTTTAGGGTCCAAACTGCAGCGGTTTTTTCATCATGTGGTTTCCCATATGCAAATTGTTTACCAGTGTAAAGATTGAGATCGTCAAAAGCAAGAGTTTGGTCAAAAGTATCAAATTCAATTCCACCACCAATAACTGCATCGTAACGCCCTTTCACAAAAGTAGTGATTTTACCTGCTTCTTGAGCAATTGATGGGATTACAATTGGATTGAAGGGAAGATTTGTTACAAATACACCAAGTCCATTCAGAGTGGTGAATTGAGTTGTAAAGTCAAGTTCATCGCTCGTATTTACAACGATAACCATGTTTCCACGAGTTACTACAGGTTTCCCGTTTGCTTTAGTGGAATGGTATTTGTAAATTTCTTTGAATTCATTGATCGTGATGTTAGCTTTTTCTTCAGTCGTCTTTCCTTTTGCTCCAAGAGTTACATCACCAGATGATGTCTTAGCATTGTATGTTGTTTTCCCTGCCGCAACCGTTCCTGTCAAGGTACGAGACAAACCGATTGGTTTTTCATCTCCATCCCCATTCAAAAAGGCTGCTTCAAGAGCAACAGCGAAAGCTTCTGTAAGCTGAGCAGATACGAAAGAATGAAGCCAACCAGGTCCGAACTTTTCTGTGTCTTTTGGAAGGACAACAAAGGCAGTCAATTTGTTCTGAATAGCTTCTTCTTCACCGAATCCAGCAGTCAATTGACCCTTGATTTCATCATTGATTTTCCCCCAAACTGCTACACCTGTTGTAGTAGAGCTAAGGAACTTCAAACGAGGGCCACCGTTACGGAGTCCAATATGTTCAAGCAATGGATGTTCTTGTACCATATCTTCAAAGATACGGTCAACTGTTTCTTGTGGGAAGAACTTTTCAATTTTTCCTGGAGCTTTTTTGTCCAAATTGTTGAAAAATTCACGTTCACGAAGAGACAGTTTTTCATCAAATGGACTTACTGCAACAAGACCATCTACTTCCTCACGAGCTGATTTCTTTGCTTCATCCAGAATGGCGTTAAGCATCTTCTCATAAAGTTCTCCTTGCTTTTCAGCGGGTTCATTGTTTGTAACAGCATCCAGAAAGTTCTGACGAGCTGTTTTGAATTCATCTGATAATTTCATCATGTTTAAATTTTCCTTTCTTAAAATGCAAAACGACCGAAACCACTAGGTTCAGTCGCTTTCTTATTTTCTGTGTTCGTTTTTTCTGGCTCATGCTCTGCCAGTTTTTGAGCCACTAGCTCAGCAATCTTGTCTACATCAGGAGTCATAGTAGCCTGCATCCGCTCGATAAAGTCTTGTGGGATCATTGGCGTTTCACTCGCTACTAAGAGTGGCGCAACCTCTTGCGCAAACATCACCTTATCCGCAAAACCATTCTCAACAGCTGCTTCCGCGTCAAACCAAGTAGTCTGATTCATCAGTTCCAACAAGTCAGGCAAAGTTTTCCCTGTCTTGTGGACATAAGCACTCGCAATAGACTTGTTAAACCCTTTTAGCACAGTTGCTTCATGCTCCAGAGCGTTATGATCTCCATAAACGCCAGAGGATACATTATGAATCATGATTTGAGCAGTTGGGCTGATTTCAACAGAATCACCGGCCATAGCAATGACACTAGCAGCGCTTGCTGCAATACCTACGATTTTGACGGTTACTCGACCAGAGTAAGCGCGTAAAGCTGTGTAGATTTCGCTACCAGCGTAGACATCTCCACCACCAGAGTTAATATGAATTTCTACATCTTCTCCAGTTTCTGGTAATACAATGTCTTTTGGCGCAGTAGCTTCCCTCTCAAATAACTCGTAGATCCACTTTCTGTTATTTGAGATAATTGTTCCTTTAATTGGAATCACCTTCATCTTCTTTTTCACCTCCTTTCTCTATTTCCTTGCCAACCTGATAATTTTTAGTCATTACTGGTTTATCTCCCCAAGGCACCGCCTCAAGTCCTAGCTCCGCTCGAACTTCATTGATCAGCATTGCTCCAGAGGAAATTAACTTATCAATGTTTTCAGCCAAAGCAAACTTATCCCTCTGACCTTCCCCAATAATGACAAAGAAACGTTCCTCTGCATAAGCATCAGGACCAACCATGGCATGATTTAGCCCATCAGATACCTTCTTCACTAGAGATTTATAGCAGTAACTAGTAAACATTTTCTGACTGTTTTCTAGATTAGCCATATCCCCGTGCATCAATGCAGTTGGGATACCCAATATATCAGCAACCTCATCATCAAATTGCCTTCGAAGTTTTTTTAACTCATCAACAGACAGATTCGAAGTCCCAACCGTGTTTGTCAATTCGTTGTAGTCCAGGCCGTTTTGAGCTGGAACGATAGCCACTGATTTTTTAGTAAATGATTTGAATAGACCATCAGCATATTCTTGCATCTGCTTAAGTCTTTCCTCGTTAAAGGTACCGTTTGTCTTAGTATTGAGAATACCTCGGATCTGATTGTTACGACCTAAAGCCTCAACTAAGCGACTATGTAGCTTTTCATAGTCTGCAAATAAGTCGCTCATGTATTCTTGCAGTCGATTATTGTTATATTGCAAAAAAATCACATCACTCATAGCAAACTTTCGCTGAAACGTATAGTCTCGCACAGATACCATTTCAAAAGTATCATCATAGACTGCATATCGTTTTCGAGTGAAGCTATCAGCGACTAATAGTTGATCATCATCTGACAAGATGATGAGTACTTCATTTTTCGTCAATAGACGATAAATCACCTTTTGCCAAAATTCTGAAGCAGACTCATTGCGATTCGGACGGACATTTAAAAGATAATCCCAATTAGAGCGTTCGTGCTTGTTTTTGACCATGTAGCGAAACTCAGACTTTGCAAAGATACGAGCTACAAATTCAGCTGATTTATCTACAGCTAAACTTTTGAGATAAAGACTCCCAAAAATTCGCTCTAAATCATCAAAATCAAAACCAGTAATCACTTCCTTCCGAGCTTTGAAAATGTCAAGCCACCCCATGTTGCAACCTCCTTTCTTTCATTTTCTGCCGACCACCCACCCAAAATTTATGCTTAGATTAAAAATCCCAACTATCGAGCATGTCAAGGAATTCCCCAACATTCGACTCTTGCACCAGCTCCCTCTTGTAAAGAGCAGCAATCAAGGCATGGAAGCCATCCGTCTTTCTTCTGACAGGTTCTTTCTTCAAGAAACGCTTATTGCCATCCTTATCCTCTTTGACGTAGGTATTATCTGTATACCAAATCATAGAGTTATCGCCCTCAAAGATAAAACGCTCATTTGCAAATCCATCTTCGATGATTGGCGCAACCTTGGATTGAATCGCCCCAGGATTTCTCAAGAACTCATATTCAAAGCCAGCTTCTTCTAGCAATGGCTTCAACAAGTCCATTCTGAAACCATCAGCACATACAAGCTCAATCTGATAAAGATTTCTCCATTCTTCCAGCTTGGTTATCAAAAGTCTAGGATCAATACTCGGACCATCAACGATTGTAAAAAGACCTTTTTCAGCCCATTCTTCAATAGGCGCTTTTAGCTTGAAAGCTTTCAAAAATGATTTTCTCGCAAATGAATGTTGCTTCCAGATGAATTCATCTCCATTCTTAAATAGCAAACCAACGCTCGCAAAGTCTCGGATGCTTGCATAGTCAAAGCCAGCTACACATGACCGGCCCTTCAAGTCGATACCAGGCGAACGTAAACAAGCAACTAGCTTTTCTCGAGAAGTCACATCTTTTTCAAGGTCCGCTTCAGAAAGGTTCATCCGTTTTGTCATAAACTCCTGACGTCCAGATGGCTCCAACTCAAGGTCATCATAGTCAGCCTTGGTTCTAGAAAGTAACCTCTTAGCGTAAGGTGTGCTTTCATCCAACATCGGATTTGCCTTTGGCCAATTCTTCATGTCGTCCACTTCATCCGCACTGTCCAGCTTGCAGATGAAAGGGAATAGCCTGAAATCATCAACCTCTCCATTCAAGATTTGCATAGACTTTTCTATCAACTTGTCATAGAATCCCTCACGCACATATCCATTCGTACCATTGTAGAAAGTCCGAGCATGAGCAATCTTACCAAGACCGGACCTTTGAACCTTCACAGCCTTATCATCTTCAAACTGGTGAATCTCATCAAACTCAAGACAGCCATCACGAGCTGAGTCCATGGTCTTCGGATTATTCGTCCGAAAAGAAAAGACCGAGTTATTCGCTCGACCTGTGATAGACATTTTAGTTAGATAAAAATGGTCCTCAAGACCACGCCTTTGAATGGTCTCATAAACTTCCTCAAATGACACCTTCCCCTGTTTCTCAGAGTTAGCGGTGATAGTTACATCATAATCTCTGATAGGGTAGATAGGACTGATAAAGAACGAAGACCTGGCAGACATGAAACCATTCTTACCGCCGCCACGAGCAAGAGTGTATAGATACTCGTCAAAGTGTGGCTCCCCGTCCTCTTTCCTAAAAAGAAAAATGAACGGGGTCAAGAAAAGCTGGTATTTCGCTAGAGGGAAAAAGTTCTTTTCCGTAAAACGAATGAACTTGTCAATCAAGTCATTATCAAAATACAAATCATCACGAGGATAAATTTTCTCCTTGATAGTTTTAAACAGCAGCTTTCTTTCCTTGTTGACGACGATTTCTCCACTCTCGGCCATTTTTATATAGTCATCAACCAACGGATGAGAAATCATAACAGATCACTTCCAGACGTCGATTTCTCAACAGGAGAGTTTTCAACCTCAAAATCAAACGACCGCTCAATAGCTAAAAGCTGATTGCTTGTTGTGTTGATTTCCTTGATGAGAGAATTCGCTTTTTGGAATCTTTGTTGCCCATTGTGAACAGTAATGACCAATCCGTCTTCATGAAGTTTGGCTTTCAGCTCATAGAGCAGTCTGACGAGATAAAGATAACGATTCACTTTTTCGTACTGGATCGCATCCTTTTTTCTAGGACTAAAATAGCCGATTTTAGAAAGTAGCTGATTTTCTAATTCTTTTACATTTTTTTCCGAGTATTCTTCCATTACCCCCCACCCCCTTTATTTTTTTGTTAAAAATTTGGACAGTTAACCCCTCCCACCGGTTCCCAAGACCTTAAAAATACTGAATTTTTTTGACCGGGGGGGGTGTTATCATCCCCAAAATTCGTCTGTTCTGAAATTTTTCTCAATCATTTTTTTAGATTTTCGGAATTGGAAACGACCGTGACGTTTATTGTGACATTCTTTGCATAGAGTTCTAAGATTATCTAAGTCAAGAGCGAACTCTGGATAGAATTCTAGCTCTTTGATGTGGTCAACCTCTAGGTTCTCTGTTGTAACTTTGCCTTCTTCTCTGCACCAAACGCATTCGTAGTGATCACGTTCAAGTGCAAGTTTGCGAAGTTCTCTCCATTCGCCGGAATTATAAAACTCTGTTCGGTCTGCTCTGGTTGAAACTTCAATCATTGTGTTTAGAATCCGTAGCTTTGTATCCGCATTCGGCTAAAAGGCTGATAGACTTTGATGCAGATTCCACTGTTGGGAGACTTTTTAGCAAAGTGTTTTGAAAATCTCGAATGCTTTCTCTGCCTAAAAATTCAAAAGATAAATGATCCTCATTATCTTTTTCTTTGGTTGCTTTATTTGTATTTAATTTACAAAAAAACTTTTTTAAAAAACTTATCATTCTACAACAAACTCCTTTATTTTTATAGTTCTAATTCCTTGTTTTACATATTCTAATGAATTCGCTACATGAGTTTTAACTCAGATTTATCAAGCGTTTATCCTGCATACATAAAATGAAATCATCATAACCTCAAAACAATGAATTGATAGTAAAATAAAAAAATTAAAAGCCCTGAAACTTCGTCATGGCTCGGTCTTGTGAATCTTGATTTTTGCCGATATAACGTAGTGAAATACTCTGGCTTGAGTGGTTCAGTAGGTCCATTATCAGAGCGACATCCTTGGTTTGTTCGTACATGAATAAACCAAAGGTCTTTCTCATCGAGTGAGTAGCTATGTTTTCTAGACCAACTTCTTCAGCAGCTCTCTTTATGATCTTGTAAGCTGTGTTAGGTTTTATATGCTGATGCTTTCCGTTTCGACTTGGAAAGAGGAAGTCTTCATCTTTCTTATCTTTGATGTACTGCCTCATAGCATTCTTGAATTTCTTTGGCATCTTTCGTTTGGTTGGCTTGTCTGTCTTTTCATCGACGATCTGGACATGCCAGCCTTTAACGTGTCTTACTTTTAGTTTAACGATATCACCAATACGAAATCCTAGATTAACACCAGATAAAAAGAGCATGAGGTTACGTTGTCTATCCGACTCTTTGACTGCGCTATGCTTCGTCAGCCATTCAATCATAAGCTGAACATCATCTCTATTTCTGATTGGTTCAACAACTACCACATATCCTCACCTCCTTTTTTAATGCACAAAAAAGCAGAGGTTCTCTCTGCTATTCTTCATGATACTAATTTACCACATTAAAATTATCATTTGCTATCATTCTTATCATACATTTTAGATAATTTTAGTAACGCTTTATGTTTTGCTCGCTGGATGGTTGCAGGGCTACAATTTAGTTTGATTTGAACCTCTTTCCAAGACAATCCGTCAATATACAATAATCGCATCACAATGTTTTCCACTGGATCATCGAGCGACTCAATCGCTTGAACGAGTTCGTCACGTTCGTGGTACATTTGTTTGATTTCTTCATATAGCTGATCTGACTTGTCAATGATCAACACATTCAATTCTTCAGTTTGATTCTTGTTGCTTTTTGATTTCGGCATGCTATCGAACTGCTGGCCTCGTAAAATACCTGACTTCAAACTGATGATTTCCTGGTGCTTTGACTTCGCTTTGATATCAATATAAGGCAGAGCCTTCAATCTTTTTTTGATGTCTATTGCCAAACCTTACCTCCTGATGTATTTTTACGCAATTGATAATATTTTACTCATGATTAGTAATCACGTTGCCCGCACCATTGACAGTGACCCAGCCGTGTTTCTCTCTGGCTTCCGCTTCCTTCATGCGGATAAGGTTATCTGTGATTGAGTCTGACTTCGCTTTGTTTGCTTTAGCTTCACCTTCTGCTTTGATGATGCCGGCATCCGCTTCAGCTTGAGCTTGAACTTTCTTGGTATCAGCTTCAACCTTAGCTTTTTCTTGTTCTTGTTTAGCTGTATCAATTTCCTTTTGCTTGACGGACTCATTCTTAATCGCGGTTTCAATCTCATCACCTGCATCTTGATCGGTTATCGTAAAGGAAACGAACTCCAAATCATAAGACTCAAATTTCTCTTTTAATGCTTTATCAATAGCCTCATAGACTTCTGTTCGCTTATTCCCAAGAATGTCGTAGATGTCATAATTCCCAGTAACCGACTCAATCGCTCGCTGTACTGCTGGAGATACTACGCTATCATTGACATTTTCCAAAGTCGTATAATTTGAGAAAACTGTCATAGCTTTCTCTTTATTTACTCGGTACTTTACATCAATGTTAGTATTCAGCCACTGCCCATCTTTTGTCTGAGTTGTAATTTTCTCCATCGTCTTTGTTTGAACTGATGTCGATAGAGTATACACCGTGTCAATGAAAGGCATTTTCAGATGATAGCCTGTTTGTAAAGTACTTTCTTGCACTCCTCCAATTGCACTAACTTTTACACCTACAGTGTTGGCAGGGATGCGCTTCACAGCAGTCACCCGAAAAATACCAAGTGAGACAATAGCTGCAATTGTAATGATGCCACCTTTTGCAAGTTTTGTAATTTTAGTTCTTCCTGTTTCGTGATCGTATTGTGTAAACATTGTTTTTACTCCTTTTTTTAAATAATTTTTCCTTCAAAGACTAAAGTAATTGTTCCTGTACCATCTCTGTGCTTTGATACCAAAGCGCGACAATCTGACCCAAACTCAACACCTTCAACAGTAATGCTATTTTTAGGTTTATCAACATTGATGATTACTCCGTTTGATGTTTTAATTCTCATGTTCCATCTCCTCAATTAACCAATCCAGATTTTTACGAGCCTTTTTCAAATCTTCAAGCCCATTCTTTTTTTGAAACCGCAACTGATATTTCAAAGCATTTCCTAGATAGAAACCCTTTAACTGCTCAGGTGTCATGAAATTTCTTAAAGCATCGATAGATTGCATACCATATCGTCCTTGGTAGTGGATTGGGTTGTTTATGTTGTCAATGTTTTCTAATTCTGTGTTGTTCATATTTTTCTCCTAAAGTTCTTTTGCTATTGCAGCGATAACATTGACTGTCACGCTGTTTCCTGCTTGCTTATATAATTGACTGTTAGAATTGACCTCTTGTGCCTTATCAAAAGCCCAATCTGTAAAGCCTTGTAATCTCCAACACTCACGAGGTGTCAGCTTTCTAATTCTAAAGTCAGGTTCTACCACTCCTTGACTCTCTCCAGTTAAGAGTGTGTTGACAATTTGTTTACCAACTCGACCTCGCCTTGTTTTAGAGTTTGGATGAGATAGGTTCACGCTATCGCCAATTTCAGCTTCAGCATATCCTTGCTTGGTTGCTTCTTTAACTTTGATTTTAGGCTCAAGCCCTCCGCCTCCCATGCAATTAAGACATGGAGAGATACCACCTATGTCATATACTCGTCCTCTATGAGGGTTGCCCCCAAAACTTTCTGTATCAATTAAATTCCCTACTTGCTTGACTTTGTTTTCAACGACCACTCCGTGTCTATCTTGAGCCGTTAACGTAAACATAGGCTCTCCGTCCGTCTTAAATCTTCGCCCATTTTGTCGTTTCTCTGCTCGATCTGGAGTTAGTACAGGTATAGCGACTTGTTTAGGCTCTTTGTAATCTCTAGCACAAAGTGTACCAATTAAACCATTAGAGTCATAAACAACGCTCCCTGTTCCTTGACTTGTGCCATTTGGATTTTTAGTGTTGCCAACGATTTCTATTTTTGACTGTTGACGATCAGATTGTTCACTTTCTCGTCCGATAGGAAAAACATTTCTGGTACATTTTCCTCTAAGATGTCCGATAATGAACACTCGCTCCCGATTTTGGGGGACTCCAAAATTCTTGCTGTTAAGTATTTGCCATTCCACATCATACCCCAATCTGTCCAAGGTTCGGATGATGGTTTCAAATGTAGCCCCCCCGTCATGGTTGAGGAGCCCTCTAACGTTTTCAAGGAATAAATATTTAGGTCTGAGAATAGATGCGAACCTACAGATTTCAAAGAACAAAGTTCCTCGTGTATCTTCAAAACCTCGTCTGTGTCCCGCAATGCTGAAAGCCTGGCACGGAAATCCTCCACAGATAACGTCCACACTTCCGATTGATCGAATAAACTCATCTGATACTGTTGTGATGTCATGTAGTTCAATTTCTCCCTCTGTATTATGTATTGCTTTATAACTAGCTCTTGCGAATTTGTCAATCTCACAAAATCCAATACATTCATGACCAGCGGACTCCATCCCTAAACGAAACCCACCGATGCCAGCAAATAGATCTAGGAATTTCATAACCTCAACTCATCCCCGACTTTCACTTTCTCATACCCCTTTTCAGATACCTCTGATATCTTTATCTCGAACTTGTGCCCGTCAATAGCGAACGTCCCGTTACTTCCTAACAAATTCTCATCTTTAATAATTGATTTTGCTGTGTGCAAAACGAGCTGCCCTACTTGAAAAACAAAAGCAAGTTCTTCTAACTCTTTTTCTTCCATCTAAATTTTCACCTCATCCCCAACTTTCACTTTATCGTACACATCTTTCGTAACTACGAAAATGCCGTAGTTCTGTATTGTGATTGTGTACAGGTCGCCTATTTTCTCCTTGTGGACGACTTTACCTTTAATTTCTGCGCCTTTATTGTCAGCTTTATAGATAACAATCGGGCGCTTTTTTTCAAGATTTTTAATGTGGACACATTGCCAGATATTCAAAGTGGCTGACAAAACAATCCAGATTGCGATAAAACGTTTCAATCTGTTACCTCCTTATAACATTGCTCGAATAGTTCACGGTTTAAATACCCTAGTTTTATCATTTGTTCAACTGTTTTTTCAACAGTAACCAAGTGCAGGATACTATCAACAATAACTTGTTGTCTTAACTCTATAATTTTAAATTTTTCTTTTTGTTCTCTCTGCTTCATTTCTGCAATCATTTCACGTTCACAATCCATACAGAAATGCCCGCTTGTTTGACAAGGACAATACTCCATCACTCCACCTCCTCAAAATAACTATGAAATTTACTTAAATTGATAATAGCAACCTCTTCAACAGAATGCTTCTTAATGTCAAAGTCTGGATCATTTTTCCCAAACTCTTTCTTTATCGCTTTTTCAGCAAGCGAGGGTAAAGCGAATATACTTGCTCCATTTCTTAAAGCTAGCGCTTGACCATTTTTGTTTACTATTCGATAACCAACATCAAACGGTCTGATTTTCGCAGGGATTTTTATGCGTTTGCTTTCAGTTTTTGTAGCTTGTTCAAGTGTTTGTACCATTATTTCGTCTCCTCATTTTTTAACGATTCATAAGCTCTTTTATAAGCATCTAAATAGAGAAGCACTATTTCGGACACTTTTTTACCAGCGAATTCAAGAGTCTCATAGTATTCTGAATCTTGTTCACTCAGGAATTCTCGAGCAGTATCAGTAATGTGTTTGAATCCATGCCGATTATCAAAATATTCAAATAGTTCATCAAAATAATATCGATCATTTTCGTCTAAGTCTTCATATCGCTTATTATCAAAGAAATACTCAAGAATAATTTTTTTAGCTTCATCTTCATCATAAACAAAAAGATTTCGACTAGATGCTTTGATTTTTTCAATAAAATATCCAGCGTTGTTTGTGAAATCCTTATAGAAATCTTCCCAACTACCCATATTGTTAAAATTTACTGCAACCAGCTCGCCAAAATCGCCTGTTATAGCCAGAGATGAATTTTTCTTATCGAAAATATATCTTAGATTATACATTTGTTTATATTCTGGACTATAATAATCAATGATTGTAATATCATCTAATTCAATTTTTTTAGCAATGTGTTTGTTAAAATAGTGTGCAAATGATTCCATCACTCAACCTCCTTAACCTTAATTTCTCCAGTAAGTCTATTTTCTAAAATGTGACTTGTATAGCAAATATCGTTTTTATACGTATAGTGATCAACGGTTTCTTCAACCCATTGATTTTTAGTATACGGGTATCTGTTTGGTCGTTTCAATTTACCACCTCACATATAAATACTTCGTGTCAATATCTTGTTCTAAAATACAATCTCTTAACGATCTCAAATCTTCTAACGCACTGCTGACTGTCCCCCATTTGTTCTCAGGTTCATATTGCACATACTTTTCAGGTTGTCTTTCCAATTCAGCTATACCACGTTGAATATTTTCAAAAATATCAGCGACATTGTAAATGGTACCTTGGTCGAAATCCCAATCCATAGCTGCCCTAAACATTTTTCCAAGATTGTAAGTCGGAGAACGATGCTTAGGTTCATCAATGCAGATATATTGTCCGTTTTCTATTTTTGCTAAGATTTCCAAATCATAACTCATCTATCCGACTCCTCCGCAGCATACTGCAACCATACTAGGCATTCATATAGATCCCTTGCTTGCCTTTTGATGTTGCTTAATGATTTACTGCTCAATTTATAATCATTTTGTAAGACTTCTATCTTGAGATTTAAAATAGTAGCAGTCAATTCTTTTTCTTTTTTTAAACTTTCACTACATGACATCACTCCACCTCTTGAATTTCCATGCCAGGGCAATCAAACACCCAACCCATGTCATTTTCTTCTAGATCGGTTTTAGTATGATATCCTGAATAGAATACTCCATCATAGCTAGAGAAAATATAATCCTCATCTTCAGTGTGATAGTACAACTTTTGTCCACTTGATTTCAGAGTTACAATATATTTCTTCTCTTCCTCGACCTCATAGCCTAGAATCCATGCAAGACAGAATTTTTCGATATTGCCTTCGTAGAACCAATTGGGAACTCTCTTATCTTCGTAATCTTCGATTGTTCTCATTGCTCCATAAACATGAAAATTATATTTCTTTTTAAATTCTATGTAGTCAGCTACGAATTTCGGGATTGTGACTTTCTGCGGTTCGTCTAGTTGTTTGATTGTATTGATGATCCTGTCTACATCAATACAATTTATAAATCTATTTTTATCTTCTTTCAAAGTTTTGCAATAATCAATCAATTCCTGCTTATTCATCTTCCAAGTCCTCCATTTCTATTCCTAATTCAACAAGTTCTTGCTTTAGCATTTCGATTCGATTCTGGATGGTTTCTGTGATTAGACCAGACAATATCTCATCTGCTTTGATTTCTTTTGAAAGAAATCCATAAGCCGTACGAAGAAAATAATTAGTCTCCAGCCTTGTAATTTTAAGTTCACCCCAGCACTTGCGTTTAACTTCTAAGAAATATTTGTACTCTTTAATCAATTGATTTATATCTCTAGCTTTGTTTAAGTCTTCAAGCTTCATCTTCTAACTCCAACTTATTTTTAAAAATCCAGCTCTTGCACCTCATGGCTCAAAGACACAAGAGCTAGCAAATTCTTTATACGTCATTCGTCCAAGTCTGACGCATATTCCAGCTCGCTTTTAACGTGGTTCGCGGCACGTTGATTTTGTAGCTAAGTAATAGCAATCTATCGCACCATAATCAAACCTTACATCGTCTTTTCCGATGTGTTTCTTGAATTTTGGTCTGGTAATACCTGAGAAAGCCCACTGATGGTCTTTCATCCGTTCGATAAGTTCATCCACATTGTTAAAACTTCCAAGAAAAAACTTGCAGTGCCCGTTGTAGACGAAGTAAAGATTTAACATCAATACCTCCTAAAATAACTTCAACTGCTTCTCATAAGCATCAAGTCTCTGTTGAGCGAGGTTGAAAATATTTTTGTCAATCTCGCATCCGACGTAGTCAAAACCCAACTCCTGACAAGCAATCAGGCTACTTGCTGAACCGACGTGAGTATCGAGTATTTTATCGCCTTCTTTTGCGTAGTTTCGCAATAACCAAAGATAAAGGTTGACTGGTTTTTGTGTCGGATGGATTCTAACCTCATTCAATGCCTTATTTCCTTGCTGAATATGGCCTTCAGATATTGACTTGCCTTGCATCATACCATTCCACATATAGCGAAACAGCCGTGTACTATCATGTAAGCTGCAGTATGCTATCTCACAATCTGAAAAACTTGAATGACCATTAACTTTGTCCCAAACGATACGCCCAGAACCAAAAGAATAGTCGAAGTAGTTCACACCCCAAATAATTTGATTTTTAGATACCCTGAAAAGTTCATCAAAATAATCTCTATTTGGAATTTGCCACTCTGAGGTTTTGCCATACAGTCTATTGACACCAATCGGACTAACTTTTCGACCATAGTATTCTCTTTTTTCTGGACCAGAAAAATAAGGTGGATCAACAATAGCTAGGTCGAAGTAATCATCAGGATATTGTTTCATGATGTCCATACAATCGTTGTTAAAAAACTCTCTCATCAATACCTCCTATCCTTCATCCCAGCTGGATACACAAAGCACTTTCCAGTTGCTCCCTCAAAGATACGACTTGATAAAGCACCATTCCCAAAATCGTCCGAGTAAAGCTCCTTAATTTCTTCACTAGATAGATTAGTGTTGATAATCGTATTCGTCCGATTATCCAGGATCTTGAACAATATCTGATGCGCCCACTCGTTCCGCTTCGTATCAGCCTTGCGACTCTCTTTGCCAAGGTCATCCAAGAAAAGAAAATCAACCTCAGACAATAGCTTGACCATCTTAGCTTCTGAATAGCCATTGTCAAACTCAAAGCTTTCACGAATCTTATCAAACAAAGCCACAACAGACACAAAGAGCACGCTTTTCGGTTCATCATAAGACTTGAACTGCTCATTGAGAAACCGAGCCAAGCCATAAGTAAGATGACTCTTCCCGACTCCAGAAGGTCCTGTGATGATGGCATTGCCAGTCTCACCTTTCGCATAGCAACGCTCCAACCGCTTCACAAAATTCATAGCCTTTTCATCAATATCAACCTGAATCTCATAGTCATGTAATGACTTGCTGGCAAGCTTGCTTGAAACGATGCTATCACGATAGAATACATCATAGGTATCTGATAACTTGCTTTTAACTTCAGCTTCTATATTCAACTGCTTTTTAAATAGTCGAATATTTTCTCTTTCACATTCAGGGCATTGGCTGATTTCTTCGACCTTACCTTTGATTGGTATTTTTGTAGACCAAAGATGACATCCATGGATTTCACAGGTATCATCAAGGACAAAGACGGTTGTTTTTCCGAAATGTTTCATTTAAAAACCTAACCTTTCGTCTGTTTTCTTTTCTCTTTTAACAACTTTTCCTTGGTTTAAATAACTGTCAAATTTTGTTCCAAAGAGAGTTTCAGGTCGTAAGTATTTCGCATACTTCGTACCTGACCAATCCTTAACCATGTTATCAATCACCTGTTTAAAGTCATCTAATTGATATCCTTCAGACCATCTAGCCTTAATCAGAGATCTGTTCTTCTGAACATTATCTCTATATTTCTTTCCAGTCTTTGAATTTAGATAATAGATAATTTCTTTGTAAGGGATATTATCTATACTACCCTCACCTATACTACCCTCACCTATACTATGCGGACATTTGTCCGTCACTTGTCCGTCAACTGCTTGACCTTCTTCGGTAAGCTCTAGAACTACCTTTCCAGGCTCAACCAATCTACTTCCATCAACTTCTAATCCAAGTTGTTGAATAGCTAAATTCCTGTGTATACTAGGCTTGTGTCTATCTGGTCTAATTTTATTTTGTTCGTTGAAATCTGTAATGAAATAGACCATGTCTTGATTAAGTGGTTTTATAAACTGCTTGATAACTAATAGGCCTAAACTGTCCTCACTGGCACCAATCATTCTAACGACTGGAAATGCTTCGACAATTCCGTCATCATCTGAATTGATGACTAAATGAACATACAATGCCTGAGTTTCAAGTGGTAGTCTTAAAAATTTTTGTGTTTGCATTATGGTCTTGCTGACCATTCTTCTTTCTGCCATCTACCCCTCCACATTTGAAAATTTTGTGTATTCTTTGTGAAAATACAACTTCACTGTCCCTAGACTACCATGCCGATTCTTTTCCAGGATCAGTTCTGTTACGTTGTTTGCTTCCTGACTATCTGCCTGTTCCTTCTGATAGTAGGCATCACGATACAAGAAAGCTACAATGTCTGCATCTTGCTCAATCGAACCAGATTCTCGCAACTCTGATAGCATTGGGCGCTTGTCCTGTCTCTGCTCAACCGACCGACTCAACTGCGATAAGGCTATGACAGGAACCCTCAAATCCTTTGCTAGTATCTTCAATTCCCTTGAAATTTCAGAAACAATCTGCTGACGATTCTCCCTCTTTGAACCAGTAATCAACTGCAAGTAGTCAATGATGATAATGCCTAGACCGCCCGTTTCTTGAGAAAGCTTTCGAGCCTTTGACCGTATTTCTGAAATCCGAATACCGGCAGTATCATCCACGAAAATAGGTGCATCATAGAGATTGCTTTGCGCATGTACAAGTCTTTTCCACTCATCTGTACTAAGATTACCAGTCTTCAAATGATAACCTGGAATCATACCCTCAGATGCCACCATGCGCTCAATCAATTCCTCTGCTCCCATTTCAAGCGAGAAAATGACAGCAGGTTTTCTTTCCATCGTAGCCACATGCTTTGCAATGTTCAATGCTAGCGCCGTCTTACCCATAGCAGGACGAGCAGCAAGGATGATAAGATTCCCTTCATGAAGGCCTGTTGTTATCTTATCTAATCCGACAAAGCCAGTAGATAGACCAGTCACGAATCCATCTGTCTGCGAGCGAGTCTCGACTATCTGCATGTGTGTATCAAGGATATCGGCCACATTGCGAAAACCTGTGCCTGCATTTTGATTACTGATATCCAGTAGAGATTTTTCAGTTTTAGCAATGAGTTCATCAATCGATACATCACCTTGGTAGGCACTAGATAATGAATCAGACAAGTCAGCGATGACTTTCCGAAGAGTTGCCTTCTCTTTTACTAATTTTGCGTAATGCTCCACATTTTTCGATGTTGGTGTTGAATTTACCAACTCGACAACGTAGTTTATACCACCGATATTTGAGATGTCACCTTGATTGGTAAGAGCAGACACCATAGTCGTAGCATCTATTGGCTCACCCTTTTCAAGTAATGACAACATGGTCTTAAATACAATCTTGTTAGCTGGTTTATAAAAATCATCAGGGACCAATTCGTCTGCTAGAGATGCCATTGTTTCTGGTGAGATAAATACTGCACCCAGAACCGACTGCTCTGCGACTGGATCATGAGGTAGTATTCTAAAATCTTCACTCATGCGCTATTCCCCCAATATTTTTCTAGATCCACATTCATCACTGCAGCAAGATTCTTTTGCTCAGTTAGGATTTGACGACGATAAGGCGCAAGCCCAGCTTGTCGCTCCTCCTCACTTCGTGGCAAGTAATATCCGTTTGGTTTCATCTTCTTAGCCACGATAGGATGCCCAAAATTGACACGCAGGCTTTCGATAGTCTCTTCCAACTTACGCTTCGACAGTCCGGTTTCTAAACGAATTTCACTGGCTTGGATTGGCAAGTCGAAGGTCGCACAATTGATAATCATGTTTAAGACACGAATTTCTAACTCATTCATACTGCGACTAACAGTCATGTGTTTGCTCTCCATTTCTCTACTAATCCACATCAGTTTCTACCCAAATATCTAACCGCTTCATTGCTTCATTTACCGACTTACCGTCTAGAATGTCCTTTAACATGTAGCTTACATCGTGCAGTATTTGAGCTTTTTCCTTGCCTTCTTTATCTTCTGAGAAAAGTCCCATTTCTTCGACGGTCAAAAAAGCAAGACTAAAAGCGTGCATTTCTAACTGAAGTTGTTTAATTTTTATGATAGTTTTTTGTGCTTCGGGCATATTGTTCTCCTCCATTTCCGATTATTTCTCCGAAAATCCATCGTCATTTCTTTATAAAGCAAACGTCCATTTTCTTCTAAGAGATTCACATTTTGTTTTCGTAAAAGATCATTGTTACCTGCTTCTTCTAGGTAGTCCTGAGCCAGCCTGTCATAGTCTTCGATACATGCCCGAAAAACTTGTGGTACATCCTCAATTGATGAAGGAAGCCCTACAGGTGGCTGAGTGTCATAGGTGGATCTCCTGTCGCTATTTTTCAAGTTTCTTCGGGCAACTTCTCCGAAATCTTCTGTTTTTTCAATGATGACTACTACATTTTGTTCATCCGATTTTTCATTTTTAGCAGTCAGTAGCATCAGAATAAAGATCCCGATAAAGATAGCCGCCAAGCCAAGCAATTGGCTTGATACATTTGGTTCTGTCATTTTGTTCTCCTTACGCTCTTAATTTTCGTACTTGCTTTTCTAACTCTAAAATCTCATAAACATCATTGACATCGTACATAATATCTTTCCCCTGCTTACGAAATCTTAATCCTTTACGTTCTAATTTCTTAATATAGCCATGAGTAAAGCCAAACTTCTTCATCAAAGCCTGTTGATTGATTGGCATACGATCGTTCTCTAACTGCTCCTTGACCTGCTTTTCAGCAAAGGCCAATAATTGATTCGTGAACAATTCAGCACTTTCGCCGTCCAATCGTAATTGTAACGTTATTCCTTCCATTTTCTACATCCTCTCAACTATGCGGGCAAGCATTTTTGTGATATAATGGTTTAAATTGTTTAAGTAAGCACCTGATTTCCGTCAGGTGTTTTTTGTTTTTAGTTATATAGTTACCGTTTTGGTGACTTTCTTGGCAAAAAAATATCTTGCAAAGGTTTATCAAAAAAGCTACGCAAGAAAAACATTTCATCCTGAGTAAAAGCGCTCTGTCCCTTCTCTTTCTGACGATATGCCGTCTCAGAAATTCCAAGCTTTTGAGCTAATTCTTTCTGTGTAATGCCTTTTTCTTTTCTTAGTTGATACAAATAAATTTGCACGTTCCTACCTCCTTTATCTATAATCATCAGTACAAATGATATTACCATAACTAATATCTTTAGCTTGTAATCTTGTTGTCAGACTTTGAGAATCTATAAGAATACCCCTAGGTCTTAAAAGTTTTTCAACTAATTCAATGCCTGCCTTTATAAAGGTGGACTCTTTTTTTCTACTATACGGATACCGTCTTGGTCTCATTTTCCTACTCCTTTCTATTATTTCTTTTTTTCGCTCCGTGAGCAATAACTAGGAGAGGAATCGCACCTCTCTACGCTACCCTAGCTTGTTTAGCCTCTTCAACCTTTTCAAAAACTAAGATTGTAAGAGCCATTTCTTGAAAGTCTTTGTCATCAAACCCGATGACGTCGCCGTAAACTCTGATGGCTGTTAGTAGTGTATTGTACAATGCGTACATATCATCTGATGATAGTTTTTCACGATCTAGAATTTCTCCAAGTTTAAGCGAGCGTTCTCTGCGGTTCTTAACTTGTAAGATTTCTTTCGCCAGTGCGATTTGTTCTTGTGTTGTAAGTCCTTTATTCATTGTGTTTCCCTCCGCTTTGTTTTTGTTATTTCCTTAAGCTTGGTTTAATTATATCACCATTTTGGTGACTTGTCAACAATATTTTAATTAAAAAATAAAAAAAGTTGCGTTTTCGGTGACTTTTTTATATAATCTACTTATAGAATTACTAAAATTGAGGTACGGAACATGGATTTGAAAAAATATATTGGAAACCAAATTAAAACTTTTCGAAAATCAGCCGGTTTTACTCAAGATGAACTTGCAAAAAGATTGAATACTACTAAACAAACTATTAGTAGATATGAAAAAGGAGATAGAAAAGCCAATCAAGACATGCTCTTTGAGCTTTGCGATATTTTCGGTGTCTCAATAGATGATTTTTTCCCTTCTCAAAACGAGGCTCTTCAATCCCCTACCACTTCCTCAATCCAAACCATCTACGATGAACTAAAACCTCCAAGACAAAACAAAGTCTTGACGTATGCTGAAAAGCAACTGGACGAGCAAAAGAGTGAAGAAACTCAACCAAACGAAGTATCGGAAGTGATTCAGCTCTACAGTTACGACTACTACGACCACCCAGCTTCTGCAGGTACAGGCCAGTATTTGAACGATGTACGAGTGGAACGGATTGAGTTGCCAGTAGATATTGATGCTGACTTTGTCATTCCGATTAAAGGTGACTCTATGGAGCCCGACTATCACGATGGCGACCTGGTATTCATTCAGACCAGCGTGGACTTGAATGACGGTGTTATAGGTGTATTCAATTACAACGGTGATGCTTATATCAAGCAGCTTGTCATCGACAAAGACCAAGCCTACTTACACAGCTTGAATCCTGCATACAAAGATATGCCAATTACACCAGACACAGACTTCCGAATTATCGGCGAAGTCGTGGATTTGTATAGAGAGAAATAAAAATTAAAGGAGAGTATCCATGAAAAAACTACTAACCACATCAGCTATATTACTTACTGCTACTTTTACTCTCGCGGCTTGTTCTAGTAATCAATCTGCTACTAAAGATAGCTCTGAGCAACCAAAAACAGAGCTATCAAAGACTGGAGAGACAAAAGCAAGTGATAAACCTGCGTCTAAAAAAGCAACTAGTTTAGATGATTTCAAGAAAGCGTTAGAGGATAACGGGTTTACCATTGAACGCGAACAAGAAAAATCATCTTCATTAGTACAAGCGAAAGATGGTAAAGGATTTGTTTTGACAGATGGAAGTTCAGTAGAAGTATATCAATACGAAGAAAACAACCAATACTTTGCAACAATCAAGAAAGATAAAAAACTACTTGATCAGCCAGTTACAATCTACGGGGATTTCGTTGTTATGATTGTGAACCCAACTGACTCAAAAGATAAAATTTTAGATAGTTTCAAAGGCCTTGAGTAGATAAAACAAAAAATCCCCACACTCTCCATCGCCAAATTTTGAGTGTGAGGAACTTCAGTATAAGAAACAACCATTCAAAAGGTCGTTTTCTTATACCCATTTTATCAAAAAAGTGAGGTAAAAACAATGGCCTACTTTAGACAAAGAGATAACGGGTGGGAATATCGAATTAGTTACAAGGCTCCTAATGGAAAATTTTGTCAAAAATCAAAAGGGGGATTCAAAACAAAAAAACTAGCGCAAGCTGCATCACTTGAAGCTGAACGCTTGCTCAATAAAAATATTATTGTAGATGACCGACAAACTTTATTAGAATACTTTCAAAATTGGGCAAAAATCCATAAAAAACCAAATGTCAGCCCAGTAACTTGGAAAAAATACAAACATACTGAAAGTAAAATTAAGTTATATTTCGGAGATACAAGACTTAATAGCATCACCAATTCCATGTATCAGCAAGTATTAAATGATTTTAGTAGCACCCACACTCAAGAAACTGTCGAGAAATTCCACTATCATTTGAAAGCAGCAATTAAGATGGCTGTCCATGAAGGAATTATTGAACGTAATTTTTGCGATTTCTCAGTTATTCGCTCGTCTGTTGAATCGTTTGCAAAAGAAACTAAATTTCTAGAAACGGACGAATATATTCAACTTATTAATACTGCTAAAGAAAATTTTAAATATCATTCTTATGCAATTATTTACCTCATTGCTGTAACTGGAATGAGATTTTCTGAAGCCCTTGGCCTGACGTGGAATGATGTTGATTTCAACGAGAAAATTATTGATGTAAACAAGACTTATAACTATAACACGACATATGATTTTGCTCCTACCAAAAACGCTAGTTCCGTCCGGAAGATTCCTGTTGATGATCAGACATTATCATTTCTAAAAGAGTATAAAGAAAAATACTGGGGAGAAAACGAGCAAAACAGAATTTTTGCGTCAGTGTCCAATGCTGCAGCTAATAAGACTATCAAAAAAATAGTCGGTAGAAATGTCCACATCCACTCCCTTAGACACACATATGCTTCGTATTTGATTTCTCAGGGGGTCGATTTAATTTCTATTTCACAATTACTTGGTCACGAGAACCTAAACATAACATTAAAAGTCTATGCTCACCAGTTAGAGCAACTAAAAAACAAAAACCACACTCGCATCAGAAACATTTTCGAAAAATTTGGGGCGGATTTGGGGCAAACATAACAAAAACCCTTGTAAATCAAGGGCTTTTCTGTCTATTTAATGCTAATTGCCGGGATTGAACCGGCGACCTCATCCTTACCATGGATGCGCTCTG